TACAGTAGCTATTACCACTAATGATCCCGTGCCTGTTGCACTTACTCTTTTAAAATTATCAGCCAAGGAAGAAAGTCCTTCTTGTAGATTCTTCTTTTAAATCTTCTTGAAAACCAAAGTTTAATTGTTGTGTTATTTGTTCAAGAATACGAATTAATGTATCAAACTGTAAAGCTTCATATTCCTGTGTTGCTGTAGGTAATACAGTAGTGTTTATTCTAGCCATTATCTGCCTCCATCTGGTTTAATATCTAATCTTAATGTACCATAACGCCAATCAGAATCCAAAGTATTACTAGTTATTTTGACGTTTGTTTGTCTACCTCTGCCACGTAAATCAAAAAATCTAGTTGTATTAGTTACATCTCTGCTTATTGTTGTGCCTGTATCTGATGGATATGTTTTAAAACCCATAGTTAAGTTAGCTGTGCCTACTTGATTTTTAAAGTCTGGTATACCTCTACTTACAGACAGTATTTGTTGTCCATCTTGTATGTCAAAATCACCAGAAGTAATAAATGCAGTCATAGCTGATTGATCATCATTTACACCTTCTTCGTGTTCATAGAATATAGAGGCACCTGCTGTTACACCTTTCACTGTAGGTGTAGTTGGTGTGTCCGTAGGATTGTATTTTGTTGCATATGGTCTTTGATAAACACCATAATCCGTCCAAGTTGTTCTGGCTAAATTAGATGTGTACCAACTTTTTTCTAAATAATTATATGTTACAGATCTATTTATTTGATTTGATGTATTAGACGCATAAAACCAAGTAACTTCGTTAAACTCTGAGTTTACACCAGCAAATGTTTCTGGTTGTTGTGTGATTGAGAAATCTTCAAATACATAATCTTGCACACTACATGGTATTTTTTTGACAGCACCATCATATAAATAGAAAGCATTTTGTGACATCCAGTAAGCAATACCGTTTACATCAACGGCTGAGTGCACACCTACGGCTCCGCAGTTAGCACCAATTTGTACAAGAGAAAAAGTAAAAGGTGCACCTACAAACTGTAATGCGTTGAGCGAGGTATCTGTCCATACCAATACAGCGTTACGTGATCTTACTGCAGACACAATCTTTGATCCATCTTGTATTCTAAATGAACCTGCAGTGTTTGTAGCTGTTGGTACAAAATCATTTGTTGTTTCTTGTGACGCAAATCGTAAAAATAAATCATCTTGTGTAGTAGAGTTACCTATTACTGTTTCTGTGCCAAACAAAAATACATGTCTGTCAGGCATTGATACCAGATTAAACCTAGAATTAGTTGGTGTGTTAGAGATTGCATTTGCTCTTACACCTGTTCCGTTGGACGTGTCCCATAAGAATGTTTTGCCTTTACTTACAGTAGCAATTAAATCTTCACCAAAATTGTCAAATGACCAATTACGTGCATCAAGTGTAACTGTTGATGATGATCTTGGCGTATTCCAAGCATCAACGTTCCATGCATCTGTGCCCCAACCATAACCATAAGCTGATTGATCTGTGCCTATTGATATTTGATATTTTAAATTACCTGAACCGCCACCTCCAGATGTCGATCCAGAAGCTGTGCCTGTGTGTGTAACCTTATAACTGTTTGCATCCACCACTGTTGTAATTTCAAACTCTGCATTCATATCAAGTCCATCAATTGCAGAAAAAGAATCAAAGGTTACAAAATCACCTTGACCTGCACCATGACTTGTGTGAGCCACAGTAACTGTCGTAGTCCCATTTGTTGTAAATGGATTTGTTAATGCTGCTTCTAATCTAAGAGGTGTTACATCATATGCCGTACCTTCAGAGTATACATAAAATTTTCTATCTGTTCCGAGAGCCGTGTATCTTACACCATTAAGATCTGTCCAAGTATGTATGCCTCTAACGACACCTATAAGTGTATCTGATATAAGTTTCTGCCAACCACCAACTTTTTGTGGTAAACCATAATGAAATCTTACGTTGTCAGAATCAACCCAACGTCCTTCTGCACCATATTCTGTATCTTGTTTATCTATACCAGGTGCTATTTTTAATTTTGCTAATGGCATTATATGGTCCTTAAAAATCTAATTGTTATTTCACCATCACCACCAGAGTTACCTTGAGCTTCTTTACCTCCACCGCCAGCGCCAGATCCATTATTACCTGGTGAACCACTTGAGCCTGAACCACCACCAGCGCCACCAGCTTCTTGTCCATTATATGAGGGAGCTCCATTGGCTCCACCAATACTACAGTTGTCTCCACTACAGAAAGGAGCAGAGCTTGAACCTGTTTGAGGAAATCCTTGTGCACCATTGCCACCAGAATTAAAAGAACCAGCTCTGCCTTGAGCAAAACTTGAGTCTCCCTGTGTAAGACCACCAGTGGTTGTAAATGTTGTGATTGCAGTTGCATCAAAAGTTGCTTGTCCTGCCACTCCAGATGTTTGACTAGCTATGGGTCCTTGTACGCCTCCTCCAGAATAAGATGCACCGCCACCACCAGTTAATAAAAATAATCTATTTGATGTGCTACCAGATAAAGATGTATTACCTCCATTACCAGCAGATGCACTGTAATTAAAACCAGGATTTGTTCCACTTGATCCACCAGAACCAATTGTAGCTGTGAGTGTTTCACCACCTGTTACAGCAAAAACTTTGTCAGATATAAACGCACCTGATCCACCACCACGGCCGCCTTGTTCTCCACCTGCTTTATCATATCCAAGGCCATTCATTGATCCACCTCCGCCTGCAACTGCGTTTTGTACGTGCACTGCATTTGCTAAAGCTGGAACAGCAACACTCTGACCATTAGATAAATTTTGAAAACTTGTAGCCGTAAATAAAGTAAAGACTTCTCTCCAGTTCCCACTGTCTTTTACAAAAATATTTGTTACAGTTTTATTTGTAAATGATGTACCATCACGAATAAAAAATTCGCTTACTTCTCTAAAAGAACCACCATCTTTAACATAAAACTGTGTCATGCATTAGGATGTATATTTTAACCATATGTCGCCATCTGATCCGCCAGTAGGATTGCCAGTAGCAACAGTTCTAGCACCAACACCGTTTGTCCCTAAGTTTGCATTTACAAAGCCTTGTACGTCTGAACCAATGGCTACCCCTAAATTTGTTCTAGCCGTAGCTGCAGTCCCAACGTCACTTAAATTGTTTGATGCTTGTAAAACTCCAGAGATATTTGCTCCAGAAATTTTGTATCTTATAGATTCATATGTAGGCATATTATTTCTCCAATAGTTTCCAACCATAAGTTGCTCCAGAATAAACTAAAGCAAAGCCTGCACCTTCTGTTGCTACAGTTAGGTCGGATGTTTGTCCGTCTATCTTATGGTTATTTCTTGCAACAGTCAAATTATGTGTGTCGAAGTTATTTGCGACATCGTTAAATCTTATCTCATCTCCTACAGCAGCTGTAGCAGGTAATGTAATTGTTACTGCTCCACCTGAAGTGTTGACAAATATTTTATCGCCAGCAAATGCTGTATAAGCACCACTCTTTGTTAACCAGTCACTACCTTGTGTTTGTATCTCATACCAGTTCGTACCGTCTGTAGAAATAAATACGTTTCTGCCTGGATTAATAACGAAAGTATTACCCGATCCGCCTAATCTAGCTGTAATTTTATTAGAACTACTTGCGTTTCTTAAAAAATATAATTTCTCTACAGCAGGAAACTGTACAATAAAATCAGATGCATGACCTGTGAATACAATAGCTGCTTGTCTAGCTTCATTGTTTGCTTGTGTTTGTGGTCCGTTGTTCGTGGTCAACACATATGGGCTCGATGATGCCCCTAAATTCTTTGTGTAAACGCCTGCAATTGACTGCTCAATAGATTGTGAGAAGTTATTGTTAGTTGTATTACCCCAAGAGTTAGACTGCTCTCCAGAGCCAATTAATTCTATTTTAAGCCTTGTCGAAAATGTTGATGCCATTATGCTGCGTCCTTCCAATCCATTGTAACAGAATCATCAACCTCTGTCCATGTTGTTGTAACACTATCATCTACTTCTTGATACGCATAAATTGCTGGATTACCACGTCCTATAGTCATTGTTACACCTGTTGGTATTACTTCTGCATTTAAGAATACTTGCGGTGTTCCTAGTTGAATTGGTGCAAACAAGCCGCTTGGTAATGCTGTGCTGTCTGTATTAATTTGTGGCGAGCCCACAGCTGTAGAAGCCGATTGACCAGTAGGTACGATTGTTTGATTTTGTATGGCAACAATAGTTGGTGATCCCACCGTTGTAGAAGCCGATT